TGCTCCGGCATTCCACGTATATGTTTTACCATTATGAATAGTTGCAACAAGAACTTCTCCAAAATTATCAAGACTCCAGATGCCTGGATCCAGGACCACGTCACTTATTGTTCTTTCCGTACCCCATTTTGAATCACCCCATATGTATGTACCCCAACCATAACCTGCAGTTTGAAATGTTGGACCAATAATAATATAAGGATCAATAGTTGCTGATCCTTGAGTCGACATACCGGTACCGCCTTCATTAGTGGGCATGGTGATATCAAATGTATTAGAAGTTACATTACTAATTTCAAATGTATTGTCTTCAAATTGTGTTGTTGTAAAATCAGTTTCTCCACCACCAGGTAAAGATACTGATGAAAACTTTATATATCTTCCTTGTGCTAAACCATGAGAGGTTTTATTGACTGTAACGGTTGCAGAGCCTGTTGTTGAATCAAATGTCGCTCCAGTAATTGCTGTATCTAATGGTGTGATATCGTAAAAGTCTTCACCATAATATAAAAACAATCCTTGTGAGGTTCCAATTGCAGAATACTTTTCACCTGCTAAAGATGACCAAGAATGCTGCGCCCTTGCAACACCTGGTAAAGTTAAATTTTCTACAGTTAATTGTTCCCAGCCACCAATCTTTTCTGGTAAGCCATATCTAAATCTTACGAAATCACCGTCAACCCACTGTGATTCTGCTCCAGAATCGGTGACTTGTTTATTAAAACCTGGTTTAAAATTAAGTTTTTGTAACATAGAATTGACATTATAGTACTATTTTGCGAATGATGGTAGTCCTAACATCGCTCTTCCATCAAACTTATTTTTAGTAGCAAATGGACCATTTACGTGATTATAATGTAAGAATACTTGACCACATATATTACCCTCAAATGGTTCTCGCCAATGCTCTAATTCACAACCACTATACACTAGCATGTCGCCTACATCAAGTAATACCTTTTCACCTTTTGGAGCATCTGGGTTAACTATATTTTTTCTTTCATCAATAACTGAATTAGCACCTGTACCATCTATAAATATAGGCCAAGGATCTCCACCTAAATTAAGAGTAGTAGATATTTCACAGCTCGGTCTATCTTTATGTCTATGTAAACAATCACCATTTTTATAAGCTCTTGCATAAGAGTATGTTGGAATTAAATCTAAATTACTGTGTTGTTTCATAACAGGTAACATTTTAACTAATAATGTTTCCATAACAGGATCTGCATAACAAGAAAAAGTATTAGGAATTTGTTCATCAATCCACGTTCCTAACATTCCATTATCGTGAATAATATTTTTTTCATACATAAAAGCAACTGCATCTCTTTTAAGTAAAAAATAATTAAATATAAAATTAGCAAGTTCAAATGAAAGTGCGTTTTTTATGACTGTATATTTTTTTTCTTTAAAACTCATGTCAATAAACATTTCTGTAAAAAATTAAAAGATATTGATATTCTTATATCATTAGATTCATTAGGATCAACACAATGATTTAACCAAGATGGAAACATAATTAACCTACCTTCAACAGGTTCATAATGAATTTCTCTCCAAGAATATTTTGGAGTATTGTTATCTTTTTTTCTATTTGGCATAGACATCAATGAAGTTATTTTTGGATCTTCTATTTTTAAATGTCCACAATTAGGAGATGTTTTAACATAATAAACTCCAGACCATAATGAATTAGGATGCATATGAGGTCGATTATATGCTCCAGGAGGATTAATATTAGCCCACATATTACCTAAATAAGGTTCAGACTCATAGTTTTCCTCTATATAAATTTTAGATTGAGCTTTATATAAATCTTCAACTAATGGTTTATATTCTTTTCTTTTATGCATATCAGTTGTTGAATGCCATCCTTTAATATTTGTTCTGTTTACCCCTTCATTTTCTTTTGACCACTTTAAAATATTTTCTTCTAAATATTTATTAAAATCCTTAGAACCAATATCAAATATATAAATTGGAGTTGCAAAAAATAATTCTTGTATCATTTAAATGCAGGCCCTCCAAACCACATTACTAACGATCGTCTAGTTCCTCTAGTAACCGTCACTGCTTTATGTCTAATAAATGATGCAAAAAAGATTGCATGACCTTGTTTAGGTCTAATTAATTTCCCCTCATCCATTAACTCTAATCCACCACCTTCGTACTCATTAGCAGGTGATAATTCTATGGTCATAGATATCTTTCTAACAGGTGGTTCATGCATAAAATGAACATCTGAATCAATATGCCAATCATAAAATCCACCTTCAGTATATTCTGTGTATTGTGCATTTTCTGTAATGTTCATTCCATCAAAACCAAAATGATTATTATTAGTTTGTAACATTAAATTTTCAATAGTTGTATACATAACAGGTAAAGCATTAAATGGAATCCAAGATATATGTGAAATTCTTGTTTTTGTATCTACTTTACCTCCTACTCCTCCTCCAACTTGAGCATCTTGTTTTGGTTGCTGTCTACCTGTTTCAATAATTTTTTGACATTGCTCTGGTGTAAAAACTGGATTATCAGTTTGAACAATATATGATTTCCATTTTGGTTCTTTAAAAATCATGAAGCTCCTCTACTAATTATTGGGTTAAACTGAACATCACAGTTTGCAGCTAAAGTTCTTCTAGTCTCATCAGTTCCATTAAATGGATAAACACAATGTCTCATATCATATGGAAAAACATAAAAATCTCTTAACTCCATTGGCGGTTGATAATCAATTTTTGCAAACTGTCCATTGGTTGCTCCTAATATTTGCAATCTTCCATTTTGAGGAACTTCAGCGTTAGAATATTCTTCTCCGTATGTACTTGGTAACTTTAAAATCATAACTGAAGATAAACCTGTATATAAAACTCCATGATGTATATGTGTTGGATTATATTCATGCTTTTTCATTTCGTTAACCCAAATAGAATTTAAATGCAATTTAAAATCTCTAGCTGTGTTGAACATACAGTAATGTCTGTAAACTTCAATAAACCAATCAATTATTGATTTATGTAAAAAATTATGTTTTTTTAAAACTGTAGTTTCTTCACCATCAAAAAATAAAGAATGTTCATTTTTTATTTTACCTATTAATTGTTTATTTGAAGGTTGAAGACTATTAAAATTATTTTCATAAATATAATTTATTGAATTAAAAATATCTAATGGTACCTGATACCTAATTACCGATTGACCTAAGAATACAGGGCTAAATTTTAATTGTGACATAATCTTTTGCAGCTTTCAAAATTGTTTCAGGATTATTTTCAGTTATAACTTTTATTGGAAAAAATTCAATACCTATTTCAAGACCGGCTAAATATCTATTATTACCATACACTACCATATATTTATTATTTTTTTCTAAAACAATTAATGGATTTATAATGTAACCTGTTTTTTTTATATGATCTCTTACTTTCTTATAATAACTAGTTCTTTTTTGATTAATCGGATTTTTTTCCAATTCCTGATTGTGAAGAAATAGCTTCTCTTTTTTCACTTTTAAGTTCATTATTTTTTATAACTCTATTCATAGTTTCTAATTGAGACACAATATTAAAGACTTCCGATTGAGAAGTTCCAGAAGTTATTGTTGATTTTTTATGTTCTAATATTTGTTTTAAAGAATCTTGTTGATGAGTATTTACATTTTTATTATCAAAACTACCATCATCAAATTCTTTTTTTAATTTAGACCATAAATTAATTTCTCTCATTCGATCTTTTGCGGTTAATTCCATATTAGCTTTAGCATATTTTTTTTGATCTAAATCAATTAATAGTAATTCTTTTTTTAAATCATCTTCTTCATTTAATAGTTTTTTTTCAATGCTTTTGATTCGAACATTGTTTCTTCTATATTCAAAAGATAAACTCATTAAGTTCTCTAAAAATACATTTTGTTCTCTAACACATTGCCAATATTTAGCAGCTCTTGTAGGATAACGTCCATCATCTAAAACAGATACTCTCATTTCTGTTTCCGTTCTAAAAATTTGTTTTTTAGTCCACGTATCTCTTAATTCAGTTGTTAATTCTTTAAATGACTTGAATTCATCATGATCTAAAATATTATTTAAATGATCATGTTCTTTTTCAATTAAAGAAGTAATATTTCTTTTTTGTTCTTTCGACATTCAGTATAAATACTCTATATTAAATAATAGTCAAGTATTAAAAACTTGTTTGAAGAGTACCATTATAAGTCCCTGATAAAAATTCAACAGTAGAGAGAGAATCACCATATCCGGTTCCTCCTCCAGTTAGTAACGCTGAGGTGCTATTACCATCTGCAGATTTATTATAAAATGCTGGTGAATTATCTGGAAAATCTATTAGTGTTGTCCAACTAGTTCCATTCCACCTTTCGGTTACTCTTGCTATTGGTACTGGACCACTTCCTCCTGTTACATATGCTGATGTGTTGTCCGTTCCCCATCCAACTACTTGTTGTTTAGCATTTAATAATGGATTTACAGTAGTCCAACAAGTTCCATCCCAAGATTGAGTTGTTGCTATGGTAGTTTGAGTTCCAGGAGTAGGAGGTGTTTCAATAAAACCTCCAAACCATAAAGCAGAAGTAGAACTTCCAGCTGATCCTCCATAAGATTGTTCACTTACTAAATTATTAACAGCTGTCCAAGCAGTTCCATTCCAAGATTCTGTTCCATTATACGATTCAGGGTTTGATCCTACGTTTCCTCCAAAAATTAAACCTGATGTCTGTATACCAACAGCTCCGATTTCATTTCTACCAGTGTTAAAAGAAGTTCCAGCTGACCAACAAGTTCCATTCCAAGATTCAACTGTTGCTAATCTAGGATAATTTCCACAAGCTAATGCTAATGTAGAACTTCCAATTCCATAACTTATAGTTATATTAGTAACCGGATTGTTAGTTACAGTCCAAGCAGTTCCATTATAAGATTCACTTTTATAATCCGGACTTCCTCCTACAATTATTGCTGAGTCTTTATCGCCAGCTTGAGCGGATTGCTCCTCTCTTGGGTTGTTCATATTAGAACCTAAAATATAAAGCCCATCTGTATTAATATTTCCTTTTATTTTTTGTTCTGTTGTATTATACCAAATTTGTCCTTCTATTGGATTTGAAGGATCCGATGATACAGACTCTATATTTAAACCTTTTATATTTTTATATTCACTCATTAAAAACTCCCATCTATTTTAACCGAAGCACCTATTGGTCCACCATTCCATAATTGAGTATATCCTGTTCTTGAAAAACTAGTTAAATCACTATTTCCTGATCCAAGAACTCCAGCAGAAGTAGGTCCTGAGTTTACTTGACTAATACTTGCTGTTGCGACAATTAAAGGATTTGCTGTTGAAAAAGATGTTCCATTATATACTTCTGTACTATCATAATAAGCTATAGAAGCTGGAGGATTACCTCCACCGAAAGTCATTGCATCAGAATTACTTGCACCTCCGCCTCCGGCATAATTTCTTGCGTTATTCACATTTGCGGCCGCTGTCCAAGCCGTTCCATTATAAGATTCTACATTTCCATTAAAATCACTAAAAGATAAAGCTGATGTACTTGTTCCGGCAGCTCCTCTCCATGATCTACTAACTGATTGAGTCGCTGGAATTACTGTCCAACTTGTTCCATTCCAAGATTGTGTATTTGTATTATAACCTACAGTTGGAGGTTGAGTTGGAGGATTCCAACGAGAATTAAAACTAATTGCATCAGTTTGTGTACCTACACATCCCATAGCATAACCGCCTTCAGCCAAAGGATTTACAACCGTCCAAGCTGTTCCATTCCAAGATTCTGTTTCAGTAATATATTCAGTTCCAGTTACATTAATGGGTCCAACGTCTCCTCCAATAGCAATTGCAGATGTACTACTAGCACCTGCACTTCCAGCAGTGCTTCTACCTGTATTCATTGAAGCAGTTGTTGTCCAAGCCGATCCATTCCATGACTGTGATATAGTATCATAACTATTACTAGGAGTACCTCCAGTCATACTTATAGCACTTGTTTGAGAACCTGTTTGAGTCATTAAACTTCTAAAAACACCCATGGTTGCACCTGTAGACCAAACACCTGTAGAATACACATCGTATTCTTTAAATTCTCCTGTAGTAGAATTATACCATATTTGTCCTTCATACGGATCAGATGGATCCGAAGACAAAGATTGTATTTTACTACCTTTAATTGCTGAATAATCAGACATATAAAATTTACTCCTCTAATGTTAATAACACAGGTCTTTGTCCAAGTCTATCTTCTTTTTCTTCAGATGTTTCTCCTTGAACATTATCAGCATCCCAGTTAGACTGATATTGTGTCGTAACACTATCAACAATAGCTTGAGCTTCGTCTCTTGTTTTAGGTGTTCCTAGCACTTTACTAATCCAAAGATTAGCATTTTTATTATGTGCAGGTACTCTCCAAACATTACCCGGTAAGCCTTTTATATTAAGAGTAGCTGATTCACCTATTTCAATAAATCCTTTACCCCAATTTTCTGCTACACAGTATTGATATGTTTTTGCCATAGTTTCCTCCTTATTAAGATAAAATTGTTGTTTTTGTTGCTATTGCAGGTGCATTGTATGCTTCTGTATAAGTGCTAGCTACAGGACCTGCTCCGTCTCCTCCAGTAGCTAATGCTGCAGCTTTTGTACCATTTCCACCTGTTCTTGATCTTCCTGTTAACATTTGAGTTCCAGCGCTCCAAGAAGTACCATTCCAATTTTCAGTATAACCACCTTGAAGGTCTCCAACCGCTGATGGACCTTCTCCACCAAAAGCTAATGCAGATGTATTACTAGTTCCTGCTCCAGCACAAGAATCAACGGGTACATTTTTATTTGCTCCTGATGTCCAACTAGTTCCATCCCAAACTTCAGTCATATTACCTGGACCTAGTGGATTTCCACCAAATACTAAACCAGAAGTAGATACACCCGCTCCTGCCATAAATCGTACTGATGTATTTAGCATTGGATTTAATTCAGTCCAAGCAGTTCCATTATAAAATTCTGTATTTCCTGTAGAAGGAGTTCCACCAGGATTACTGCCGGCACTTAAAGCTGAATTTTCTAGTCCAAAACCAGTTACTTGACTATGAGGATTAATCATTGTAGGTGCTGCCGTCCAAGCACTTCCATTATAAGTATGAGCTGTATTTAAAGATGGATTTACTGGATCTGCTCCACCAAAACCTATTGCTGAAGTACTACTTGCACCTGCTCCTTGTATATATTCTGTTGCAACAGGTAGCGAAGTACCAGTTGCCCAAGAAGTTCCATTGTAGTTTTCAACAGCAGCTGTAAGAGGTGGTACATTTCCACCAAACATTACTGCATCAGTTTGAGTTCCTTCTGAAGTTGCATAATATCTACCTGTATTAAGATTTGGTGCTGTAGACCAAACTCCTTGTGGAAAACTTGCTGCAAACTGAAATCTTCTATCAGTTGTATTATACCAAATTTGTCCACCTATACCTGTAGGTGCCGATACTCCCGATATAGAGTATCCTTTTATTCCTTTATATTCAGACATTATTTATCCTTCAACAACCAACCTTGAGTCCCATCAACAAAAGCAAGTGTTAAACCTGCTCTCTCAACTGAAACAGTTAGGTCAGATGCTGCTCCTTGTATAGGATTGCCATTACGACCAATCGTAAGGTTGTTTGTATCGAATGTGCCTGCATAGTCTACGATAGTTACCTCATCACCTAAAGTTGGTGAACCTGGAAGTGTTACAGTAAATGCTCCACCTGAAGTATCACAAAAATAACCATTACCTGCAACAGCGTTAGCTGGATCTGCAGTAATAACTGCTTGCCAAGATGTTCCACCACCACCAGCATCAGCAAAAGATAAATTTCCAGAACCATCACTAGTTAATACTTGGTCTACTGAACCAGTGCCAGTTGGAAATACTAATTGATCTAAAGTAACTTGACCATCACCTTTTGGCTGAATTGAAACTCCAATATTTGTATCATCTCCAATTGCAGTAATTGAAGGGGTACCTGAAGCAGCTGCATTTTTAACTTGTAAGTGGTTAACTGCAGAAGCTGTTTTTGAAAAAATTAATTGTTCGTTTTGTGCATCATCAGTAATTCCTGTTGCATCATCAAATTCAATATTGTTTCCATTTGCATCTAGACTTGCAGATAATTGTGGAGAGTAGTCTG